GCAAAGAATGAGAAGAACTCATTCAGCTCCTGTGCAATACCCTGGTTACAGTTGACCTTCAAGAAGGTCTCATTCACTTTCTCAATTACTAACAATTCTCTATACGCCGAACTGGGTGAGTTTCCTCCAGTTGATAGCTGCATTAATATGGAAGCCTCTATTGTTTATGCTCTTCATAATATCTTCCAATAACGAAACCACCTGCTCTTGATACACCATACGGGTAACAAGATCAATCATCTCCTGATCACCTTCAATGTATTGAGCCACGTCCGCTTTGAGAACATGCTTCTCCCAAGGGTCGCGTCCAATGTTGTTTAGGTCTTCTGGATTATTCAATTCACCACGATAATATTCACTCAACACTTTGTTGAGCGTCTTGTATTGTATCTTATACTTTTTGAGTCTGAGCTTTTGCTCGTAGAACAACTTTAGGTACTTGCCGTGTAATACAGGAACATTTAAAGATTCCGTATCCAGGTCTACATCATCAATTCTGGCATCTTGCTGCCACATTTCAATCACTTGTTCAATTTTCATAAATTAAATTTTCTGAATAGTATATAATTTGTACCTGAACGTAACTGTAGCCTTCAAGTACTCCACATCCGTAAGTGTACTATCAAATGACAAATCAGACAACGATATTGGGAACATATCTTCGAATACTATCCTCATATTTGCATTTTTGTGGCTAGATAGTATCATTAGAGTGGCGTCACTGAATACAGCTGTAGCATCGGATCTGGCCGCTGCGTTTTGTCTTACTAGGTTGCCGTATTGATCAAACGACTCCGGAAAGCCTAGACCTCTAAGCCAATCGTGTATCTCAAGATAGTTACGCATGTCCTCGTCTACTAAAAAGGTAATGTCTAAAGGCTCAAATGATAGCTTAGTACCAGGTGTTGGTAACTTGACGAATGGATCTTCTAAGTCGAACTGGCCTAGAGAAAGAGTTGGTAAGCGTACGTTCTGTACAAAGTAGTTGGTACTGGGAGTGCGCTCGAGTACAAACCTAAATCCAAGTGGTGATAGGTAGTTAGGATTGTCTGGTTGGTTATCTGTTGCTGCCATACTGTCACCTGTTGACTAATTTATAAGAGCCTGTATAATTGCGCGTGTAGCCGCACTAATAAGACTTCTATACTATTTATCCAGACAAAAAAAAGGGCCTCACAAGGAGGCCCTTCAAAATCGCCCTTACGGGTCTTTTTATTACATCAAGTTCTGTACTGCAACAAGGCGGTAGTATACGTTCTTGTTGTTGAAGCTGATTGTACCATTGCCGGCCGTAGAGCCTTCTGCAAATGGGTTAGCAACCATACCGTAACGAGTCTTAAAGCCAATCTTAGGCTGGAAGGTGTCCTCGCCAACCGCACGAACCATTTGCAGCGGTACGTATGGGCAGTAGAAGATACCAGCATCAAAGGCACTTGAACCTTTGTAGCCAAGAGTGTAGTACTGGTTACCTGCAGCAGACTGGAAGTATGGATCGATGTATACTCGGATCCGTCCATTCAGTACACCAGCAAATGTATTACCAGTGTCATCTACGTTCAGGTTAGCAGACAATGCAGGAGTGTAATCAAGAACACCGGCCATCTGAAGAGCAGAAGCTACGTCAGAAGAACAGATCATGATGTTACCCTTGCCGCGACGAGTTTGCTTGGCAATTTCGTTAGCGTCACGCTCGATCTGGAAGATCAAACCTTTGAATCGCTCTACTGACCAACGGCCGTTAGAGTCAACGTCAAGGTTAAATGTTCCGGCGCTTGCTACGTTCTGTTGAGCACCAGCTGAAGCTGTGTAGTTAATAGTACGTACAACTTCACGGTTGATTTCAGCAAGGATCTCAGCTGACAAGATGTTTGAAAGCTCAGTCTCAGCGTCGAGGCCGTGGATTGCTTTCAGATCTTGTGCCAGTTCCATTGTGTACTCAGCTTTCAGAGCACGTGAAACAGCCGTTACAGCAACTTTCTCAATTGAGAACGCCATCTCGTTGAAACGGTTGTTGTCACCATCGCCCAGAGCTTCAGCAGCAGTGGTTGGCATACCTTGCTCAACAGTGTAGTTAGCACCGTTTGCACGAGCCGTTGGATCAGCACCAGCTTGACGAGTACCAGCAGCACCATCGATAACACCGAGTGAAGCAGTGTTACCAGAAGCTGAGGCGGAGTGTGAAGTATCAGCTTCGTTGTACAGAGCCTCGGCACCAGCTTGGCTAGAGTAACGTGCGCGCATTGCAAAGATCAGTCCAGTAGGACCAGTCATTGGCTGTACGCCACATACGTCATAGGCAATCAGGTTTGGCATTGATCGTCGTACCAATGAAATCAGTACTGGATCAAAAAGGTCTACGTTACCAGCAGGTGAAGTAGCAGGTGCAGAAGAACCGCCCATTGCGTTAGTAGGAGAAGCTTCTCCCAACAACGAAGGCATTTGGTATCCACCGGAACCCATTGCTGACTCACGAGCTGATCGCTCTTGGTTTTCTAGAAGTTGAGCAGTTACAGCGCGACGATGATTATCTTTGATATCACCAAGATCGTTATGATCCAACACTGGCTGCCACTTCTCGATAAGTTGTTCAGATAACATGATAGTCTCCTCTAATCTATCTAAAGTTATTTATAATATTACTTCTTTATGGATCTTGAAATGGCATTTACATAACCAGCCATCTCGGACGGAATAGTCTTCTCAGACGTTTCCTCCAAGAGAGGCTCATCGTCATCCAACTGATATGATGATGTTACATCTTCGCCCTTACCAAAGTAACTCTCTCTAACAATGTTTAGTTTGTTAGTGAAAGACTCTTCGTCACTAAAATCAATTCCTTCTGCTAAGGTTTCAAATTTAGCTTTTTGAGTATCTGTCAGGCCATTGCTTACAGACTCAACCATCTGACTGCGATCGTATTGTGCAACAACACCACGCAGCTCAACGTTCTTTTCGATTTGCTCGTTTAACTTAGACTCGAGTTCTTCGGTCTTAGCAGCAAGCTCTTCTACTACATCTACTTTCTCATCTGGAATCTCGACGTAGTGATCTTCGAACAATCCTTTCAGACCCTTCAAGAAATCTTCAACCATCTCAGCCTTGAGACCTTGCTCTACAGCTAAGCGATTCTCTTCCATCCACTGCTCAACAACATAGTCGAGGTACTGGTCGAGATTCTCGGTCATTTCTTTGCGTACGTTTTCTACTTCTTCAGAAAGCTCTGCTTCGAAGTTAGTAGAGATCTTTTCGAGCTGCTCGTTTACTTTAGCTACGACAGCTGTCTCAAAGATGGTAGTTGCCTTATCTTTGAAGCCTTCGGTAAGGTCATCTGCACCTTCGAACATAGCAGATACGTCTTCCGTAACGGAAACATCTTCTGCAGTAATCTTTGGAAGGTCGCGGGCACTATGAACTTCTTCAATAGTGTCTTCTTCAAACTCGACATTTTCCATCTTGGCCATTGCTGATGAGTAAGATGCCTTGAGCTGCTTTGTTGGCATCTCATTCATCTTGGACAGCATAGCGTTAATCATACCAGCTTTAGTGCCAGGTACTTTGACAGCAGTAGGTGAGTCCTTAGGATCATCTTCTACTTTCTTGTCGCCTTTGCGAGGCTTGGCTTTTACTGAAGTTGGCTCAGGTACCTCAGAAGGATCGCCCATCGACGCTTTAAACTCGTCGAGTTGCTCCTCTGATTGGGCAGACTCTTCAATCTGCTCAACTGGCTCCTGGAGTTCTACTTCTTGAATATCTTGATCAGACATTTTAAGACTCCTTTATGGTCTAATGTTATTTATAAAAATTATAGCTTGGACAGAAAATTAGTCCAAACTTGCAGCTTGGTTTCCGTCAAATCTTTGGAGGGGGCTTCTTCGATCTGTTCCTTATAATCATTGATAGTAGCTTCACGAATAATACCGTTGTCCCAGATCCATTCCTTTCCTTCCATAATACCCTCTACAAAAGCATCGGGTGCGGATGGATCAGCCACGATATCTGCAGCTGTGGCAAGATAGAAATCATTTTGCACTTCCGCAAGACCGCCTTTGTTCTTCAGCGAACCCATTCCACGAGATGAAACACCTAAGCTGGCTCCTTCATCCATTAAGTTTTTCACAATCCGACCCATAGGAGTCTCTGTCATAATCTTAGCCTTACCAATGAAATTGTCGCCTTCTCTGGTAAGTTCTTTGATCATATGGCTCACGCGATCCAAGTTAATCGTAGGACTAGTTGGATGGCCAAGCTCACCATATGCTCGGTTCTTATCTACGTTTTCTGAAACATAACGCTTTACTTCTTTATCAAGCACCTCGGCTGGATACATCCGACCGTTGCGGTTCTTAATATTGGCTTGCATGAAAGGCCCTTTGATATAGTAGTCTTTACTACCATCTTCTTTGGCCTCAGCAATGTATTCGATAGATTCGTTGATCTCTGTGATCAGCTTCATGCTCATTCTCCGGATACCTTATGCAGCTTAACAACAATGTAACCAGTACCACCACTTAATGTAACATTACAGTTAGCGGCCAACTGATTGTTGGTTTCCTCTAAGCGCA